GAAGAGCAGGCAGGTTTTGAGACCGCTCAGAATTGGAGCCGCCTCCCGCCTGCAAAAGATCAAAAAGTCTTGGCATTATGCCGGGACCCACCTTCCTCCCACAGCCTTCAGGCGCTGTCCGGTGTGGGAATCGCGAATAACCCGACCCTCAAAGACTGTGGGGTCTGGCAGAGTATCAAAACTCGTTTTCCCTGCTGATTCCGTCGCACTGGGGGCCGCCGGTTTCGGTTCTATCGGCGGGGGGCTTGGGGAAGTTGGCACAGAATCGTCCAGCATCTTGCCGTATACTCTTCGGTAGTGGCTGGAAAGTCTTTGCTTACTGGCCTCGGTGGCCTTTACCAGATTAGCAATCTCAGCTCTGACTTGGGCAGCCGATTGAGCTTTGTCCAGATTCGCCAGTTGGTTCTGGAGAATCTTGTGTTCAAACTCAGTCACCGCCCCCAGCCCGCTGGAGCCGTTCTTCCCAGCTGCCTTCAGGTCGTTGAGGGCCGAGAACCCGGCCACGTCCTTGAGTCGCTGAATCAGCCCCTTGGCGTCCGCTGCCTCGCTGCCTGGCATGTTTGGTATGACCCCGCGCAGCCCGTAGTTACCTTCCAGTCCCGGTGAGTTCAAAACCTGCTGAGCTACCCCAAGCAAGTTATCCATGGCTGCGGTAGCAGACTGCACTCCCAACGTGTCGGCGTGAAAGGCGTTGACCACCTTCTCGTCCGCCGCTCCGCCAGGAATGCGCTCCAGATTGCCGTCTTCAGTCCAGCGGTAGTTCGGGGGGGCTTTCGGTTTGGCACTCAGCTTCTGTTGCTTAAGCGCAATGTCCGCCTCTCCCTCTCGCAGCTTCTGTCTGCCTTCCTCCATCTTGAGACTACCAGCACCCAGAGCAGGCTCTTTGGCCGTGTCCCTGCCGAAGTCCACCCGCTTATCGTTGACGACCGCAGCCATAGGGTCGTTCTTCAGGTAGTGGCCTTTGCCCTGTCCGAATACCTCAACCGGACGAGTGTAGTCCAGGTCCGGATTGGGGGAGCGCACAGAAGCGCTTCCCACACCGTTACTGAGGAGATTGTACTCCTTGCCAGTGCGATTGTTGCGGATCACCCCGGTGCCGCTAGGAACAGGAACGCTAGGGTTGTCGATTGGGTTTTGAGAGCGTTCCTTCCTGAACGCAGATGGCGGAGGAGCGGGAGGCGTTGGCGGGAGCGACAACGAGGGGTCAGGCTCTGGGGCCGACAGGCCGGGAACCCTCGCATCCTCCACATTCTGGGATACAGGCCCCCACTCCCCTGTGACCCCGTAGGGCTGTGTTGGGTCCCACTCTCCTGTGGCCCCGTAGGGCCGGGATGGGTCCCACTCCCCTGTGGCCCCGTAGGGCCGGCGCAGTCTTCTGGGGCCTTGTCGCACACCCGGCATGGCCCCCTCCAGGGGCAAGTTGAGAAGATCAGATAGGTTCATTTCAGCCCCTTACCAAGTGGATATGCGAGACCTCTCGCCAGCGTTTATGCGACCAGTACCTATGGCGTTCTTGGCCGCAGAATTGCGAGAACTTATGAGGTTCTCATCGTAGTTGGTCAGGGCCTTCAGGGCCGTTCCGGCCTGGTTCTCATAGCCTTGTTGGCGCAGGCCCAGCTCTTGATTGGATGCCCCCGCGCGGCCCAAGTTATATTGGTTTCGTTGGCCCACCGCCGACGACAGCCGGTTGAACTCGTTGCCGTACTCCTGAGAAGCCGCCCCTTGCCCATAGTCCGCCAGGGCCGCCAGGGTGTTGCCGGAGTTCAGCATGCCCTTCGACGCCGCAGACCGTTCCAGGGCCTGTTGGCCCTGGTTGAACCTGAATTTATATGCATTGGTGTCAGAAATGGAGTCAGGGTTGTTCATCAACTGAATCAACCTTTGCTCGTATGGGTTGTCATACTGCTGCGAGCTGGCCCCGTAATTGCTCAACATACTCTGTGGAGGGCCGCCCAAATAGCGTTGAATCTGCGATAAATAGTCGCCCCCTCCCCCGCCCACTTGCACAGGAGTACTGAGTTGGGTAGCCTGCCTCTGCTCTTGCAATTGGGAAGCAAGCATGGCGGCGGGGAGGGTTTGACTGACCCCGTTGTACATACGGGTGTAGTTGCCCCGCCCATCAGATCTCCAGCCGGCTGCTGCGGCGTCCGCATCCAGCGTGGGGAATTGCTCCCTTAGACGGTAGTACGCAATGTCGTCGTCCATACTTCCCGACATACCGCCCCCGATCATGGGGGAGTTGTCAAACAGTGTAGCGCCCATACCTATCTCCTAGTCAAGCTCAAGGGCGGCCAGCTGTACCGGCAATACCCCTATATGGATCAATTCAAATGCCCTGCGACGATACTTGCCGCACCTTCTCAATCTCGCTTGTGGGTCCGACAGGCTAATTCTACGCCCTTTATTGTATGAAGCATAGTCGTCGTCTGACCACCGTATCATGGCCCCCCCTCCCTGCTTCAATCCCACCACGCGAAGCTGGCCCAAGGTCTTCCACTCCTCGTTGCCCCCGTCCACCTTGGGGGTGCGAATCACCAGCTTAATGGGGGCACCTGCATCGTCGTAGGCAGAATCACTGATCTCGCACAGCGCCCCGGTGGTCTCATGGAGTACCAAATCCCTGCCTGCGGCGTTCACATACCTGGTGTACTTGAAGTACGACTCAGTATACCCTGTGGCGGTGATGGTGCCGGTGGCGGGGGTGGCGGTCGCAGATGGAACTTCATACGTGAAGGAGTTGGCGTCCACTTTGTTAATTTGGAACAACCCGTTATACGCCGCCGGACTCGCCCCTGAAATCGTCACAGGGTCGCAATCAGAGTATCCGTGGGCGGTACAAGATACGGTAGCCAGTCCCCCCGTCTGCGATATGGTACACGATTTGGGAGCTTGGGCCGTTAGGCTTGTCCATTGCGCCCAGGAGTTGCTCGTAGCGTCGTAGGCCAGGGTGATGCCGACGGTCTTCAGCCCTAGAACGTAGAACGAGTGGCCGGCGATCTTGACCCCGTAGGCGTACACAGAGGACATGCCATCGGCGGCGAGGATCCGATCAATGTCAGGATTGCTGACCTTCTCCTGCTGAAGCTCCCTCATACGGTATACGCCAGGACCGCGCTGACGGGCTTTCGCCACCCAATAGACTGTCTCGTCCAGAGACGCCACGGAATCGCCTGAGGCGCAACCGATTAGGGTGAACGCACTAAGGACGGGGGACAGGGGCGAGCCGGGGGAATTACCCGCGTTGTAGAAGAATTCGGTGCTCCACTCTTTCAGGGCAACCACGTAGTTCTGAGACTTGGTAATCGCCACCCCAGCCCCAGGCTCGATTGCCGCCGTGATGAAGTCCAGGGCGTTCCAGGACAGGGGGTCATTCAATCCGCTGTTGTAGATTACCCCGTTGGCGTCCATCACGAAGAAGTAGCCGTCCAGGTATACCACCCCTGGAACCGTGGTCCTGCCTCCCTTTACGGTGATGGTGCCGGTAGCAGGAGTGGCCGGGGTGCCGGTGACTGTATAGGTGAAATGGGTGGAGTCCGTCACGGTAATGGTGAACGTGCCGTTGTACTCGGTCTGCGCCGCCCCGGCCACCGTTACACTTGACCCAGACTGCCAGTTGACGGACGAGGGCAACGTTACAGTGGCCGTGGACCCAGATCGGGTGATGCTTGTTGGAGTGACGCTGCTCCATCCAGGGTAGTCTGCGTCAGTGACTTTTGTTAGCACGTTGGCCTCGAACGAGAATGCGTCATACCTTGATTTGAAGAAGATGCCGTATATGCTCTGCTGAGCTACGTATTGCATCATGTCAAACGGCTGTCCGGCGACGGTGACGGCGATAGTGTAGGTAGGCATTGGTTAAAGAGCGCCGTAATATTGAAGAGACTTTGTTCCCGTAGCAGGAGAAGCCGATGGAGTACCAGGAAGTGTGAATTTCCATTCGTTTGCAGATAACCATGGAAAAACAGGATCAAGAGGCTGCACAGCGAAAAAAGTCCCATTATATTCTGGTTCCGTGCATCCAGAAATTTTTATCCAATGATAAGGGCCAAGTCCAATTAACGCACTCGATGTAAGCGTTGCAGTTGTTCCTGATGAAGTCACCGTGAAACTAGTTGTAGTCTTTAATCTACGAACTACTCCAACATATTCATCGTAAGTTGCTGGGGAAGTCCAACTCGCTCCAGATGGCCAACCTGTTGGATATGCAGGAGATAGGAATGA